GCAGCTTGTAGCTGTTGCGTAGAGTTTCGTCGACCAGGCAGTGTGCCGAAAGGCCTGCTGCTGGTAAACGGTGTCGTCCGGACCTCGATTGAGGCGTCGAACTGGACTGAAACCTTCATAACACGCCTCTAGAAAGGAGGTTGTTATGAGTAGTCCCAGATTCAGGGAGAGAACAACAGATAAACCAGAAGTAACGTACCTTTTAGAAAGGGACGAGTACACTGGTTCCTGTAGTGGAACCACTGAGAATCTTGGCCAGGTCCTTTATTCAGGATCTTATGTAGCCGAGACTTTCTATGAGTCCATGCAGGATGTTGTAACTCCCAGGTTTACGGAACTCTCGGCAAAGGGGCATATTATTAATTCCCCCATGACGAGCGTGAAACGTACACGTACTGATAATTTGTATACACAGTACGTGGAATATAGTTACGGGTATCAGGCTCAATGTGACGCCTACCCCGCACCTAAAACGTGGATCGATGTTTCGCAGCTGGACTACGGCCACAGACCTAGCTCCCACATATTGGGAACATGGGAAACTGGCCTCCCAGACACGCCATCCAGCAAGCTGGATACGGCTTACATCAGCACCATGCAGGCTCAGGCCGTAAGTAAGGCTTGGGCTCGCGCTACGCTTAATGAAGCGGAGATACTGGTGCAGATTGCCGAGAGCGAGAAGACCATAATGTCGTTGGTCAGCATCTTCAAACGGTTTATCAAGGTTCTTAAAATCTTGAAAACCGGTAAGTACTGGCAATTAAAATACCAGCTTACACCGAAGGAGCTAGCCAATCGGTACATGGAGCTTCGTTACGCTCTCCGACCTTTATTGTATGACCTCGTTGGGAACATAGCCGCGCTCAATCATGAAGCGGGCTCGCTCAACGATCGTCTAACGTTCAGGTCGGTCGTGCTCGAAACTGAAAACACCGAGGATGTGACAGAGGTAACTCATCAAACAATTTCTAACTCCGTAGCTGTATGGAGGAAGAAATATGAGTTAACCAAAATTGCAAACCGAAGTGTTGAGGTTAGAGCTGGTGTGCTCACCGAACTGGAAACCTTAAGCAAGCTCCCCGTGTGGGGGTTCGCTAATCCAGTTGAAGCTGTTTGGGAATTAGTTCCCTTTAGCTTCGTCGTAGATTGGTTCTTTACGGTCGGTGATACAATTGCTGCTTGGACCCCTCTCTACGGTCTAAAGCCGCTGTCCTCATGGGTCACCACAACTGATACAGTTGTGAGATCCAGTCAGATTACGAACTCATGGACCGATGATACATTCCTCAATGACCCTGAGCGACGCATTAATGCGCACGCCTTCGACATTAAGGGATGCGGTATAGGTGAAGTACTTGTCACCAAAACCAGAGTTCCGGACCCGAGCAGATACACTTTCCCCACGTTTAACGTGAAGTTAAATGTATTTAAGCTCACAGACTTACTCATTATTGCTAAGGGGATATTCTTTTCCCGGTAATAGATGAGTCGCGTACAAGGAGTTTCACCATGCAAGCAAATTCTATTACGTTAGCAGTGGATGAAGAGAACACAGGTAGTACGACGAACCACGTGTATACTCGATTCGATGAATATCAGAATCGTACAGTGTATACAGAAGCTGATCATCAGCTTACACTGCGTGATACACTATCGTTCTACCGAACCTTTCCGAAGCCCTCTGGAAATTTCAAAGGGACTGCAAAGACCACGCTGAAGTTTAGCAAGGACTACGCAGTAGATGGCGTTGACGGCGTTGCGTCGTTGATCGCCCCTCTCATCGCAGAGGTATCGTTCTCTGTTCCAGTCGGGGTTACCGCGGCTGCCCAAATGATCGGGCGGCAACGCTGTATCTCCATCCTGGACGATGACACGGTAATGGTTGCTCTCATGAACCAGTTGAACATTTAGCATGTTCCGGGATAACTTACCTCGTTTAGAGGTAACCCTGGGATTGCTTGGTTCAGTACTCGTGATACTTGTCAGGTTTTCAAATCTGATATATATCCTGAGTCGGTTCGTGCGACGCTTTTTCAGCGGCCGAAAGAAGCCAACTTGACTTCTCAGGCTCAACCCGCTGCGCCCCATCAAATAGGTGGGGTCCAGCAATTACTTTGTTGTTGGAGGGTTTATGAAACGTAAATCCAGACGAAAATCCAGGCGTCAAGACATCGGAAAATCGATGTCCCTCAAGCTTCCGAGAGATTATCCTTGGAAGATTCTGCACAAAATTTGTCTAGATCTTGAGGAGTACCTCAATGTAGATGAGTTTAAAATGATCAATGAGATCGTAATAAAACGCGATTTCAACGATTATCTAAAGCTCAATGAGGAGTGGGGTTTACAGAGTACAATCCCGGCTGATACTAGCGTGCCGAAATTGCGCGCGAAATATCTACTCGCCAGCTTGATCAAGAAATTCCGATTCGAGACGGACAAGGATAAACGCATTGCGCGAGCTACGGAGGTTTTCTTCGCAGCTGAGTCACAGTGCAAAACTTATAACCAATTGGGTTATAAGTCCCTTGAAAATCCCGAGACGGACTTTGGCGTAGAAATTCTACATTACGCTAAAGTATTCTTGGCCAAACTGCTTGGGCCCAATTTACCAGGGCACAAGGAACTTTTGGAAAGAGCTAGGCATGGTCCTGGTGCTACAATCGGTACTAGTAAAGGCAATACCTCGCAATATCACAAATTTGCGGAGTGGCCCTACACCTGTACGATCGATGCATTCAGGTACGCCCGGTTCGCTATCGAGACTGACCAGAGATGGATTGGAGCACTTCAGAATGATTATAGAGCTCGCTTCGGTATTCAGAAGCAGATGCCACTAAATCAGGAAGTGTTTTGGTCCAAGGTCATTAAGGTCGTAGATAGTAACCGAATCGCTTTCGTTCCCAAGGACGCTCAGAAAGAGCGAACTATTGCAATCGAACCCAGCCTGAATTTGTATCTTCAACTCGGGGTTGATGGTTTTATCCGGCGCCGCTTAAAGCGGTTCGGAGTAGACCTAGACTCCCAAACGAAGAATCAGGAACTGGCCCGACGTGGAAGCATGAGCGACGGAGACGATAGTTTAGTTACTATCGACCTCTCCGCAGCTAGTGATTCTATCAGCACTAAGCTGGTGGAGTTGCTCTTTCCTTCGGATTGGTGTAAACTACTCATGGACCTTAGAAGCCCGAAAGGGTGTATCGAGGGAGATATCTCAGTTGAATATGAGAAGATCTCATCTATGGGGAATGGTTACACTTTTGCAATCGAATCCGCAATATTCACGGCATTGGTTTATGCTGTGATGAAGGCGGGAGGAGGGACCTTTGACCGTAATGAGTTTGCAGTGTTCGGGGATGATATAATTCTCCCTAAACGACTGCGATTCAAAATGGTTGAGGCTCTTCGACTAGCAGGCTTCAGCGTGAATCTTGAGAAGACCTTCTTTGATGGTCCGATTCGAGAGAGCTGTGGTACTGACTGGATTCGTGGAGCGCCTTTACGTCCTGTATTTCTCAAAGAAATACCATCTACCGTGATGGACCTATTTACCGATTACAATCGGTTGAAAAGGCTCTTTGCGCTGAGGTGGGATTTGGAGGAATTGCAGACTCTCGATTTACTGGAACGGTGGATCCCAGACAAGGCTAAAAGCTTTGTGGGGCCGTTCTCAGACGAGAGCTTCGATTCGTACATACATACCGCAAACCCTATACAAGGGTCGTGGTCTAATTGTGTGTACAAATACCAACGGCTTATTGTTAAGCCGTTGCCTAGGAAGGGCGCCAACTTTCATTTCCGGAAGTTGATGCATGACCTTAGAGGCGCACCTATCCCAAACCAATGGGAGAAAGTGCGAGGTGCAGGAAGTAGATTCATCGTCACAAGTAGGAATGCTATGACGATGGGCAAGACGTACTCCGTCGCCGATCATTGGCGATCTAAGTACACCGAGTACTATCCTAC